CGAGAAAACTCGGCTATTGGGAATGGCGACGCCTGCTGGCACGGCGTCGGCGGAGGACGAAAGTCTTCCGTCTGCTGCATCGGTCTCTCCTAGGAGCGGAGGCCGACCTCGATTGAAAGCTCCTGCGTACGACTATGACCTCCGGGCAACCGGGAAGGCGGTGTACGCTGAGTTTGCGGAGAGACTACGCAGACTCATTTTGATACTGGGGGGTAGCGATCTTGTTGCCCTTTCAGCGTGTGCGCACCTACGAATGCTCGTGGGTGCGCCGCTATGGGACGAAGATCGTGTCTTTGCCGGTATCAAGAACTTTTGCATGCAGCCTTCTGCGATGCTGTTTGGCACTCCTTCGGATGTGCCCAGTATTCGCAGAGGCGCGTTCTATACCTGGAGCCGAACTCGTTTCGGCAAGAACGCGCGTATCACGCTGCAGAACATAAGTGTCGCGCAGGCCTTCTTTGGCCTGCGGAAGGCGTCTGGGCATGCTAGTGATCGTATGATCCTCATGAATATTGAGAAGCATGTCAAAGCTCTACAGACGTCAACACCCAACGACACCAATGTCGAAGAGATCTTTTCCGCTATCCGCCCCGTCCTTGACTATCTGAAAGGATTCGTCAGGGGCGAGGGGGAATGCGTGTGGATGGACGACCACGTGGCCCAAACGGGCTGCACGTCCTCGTCCCGCGTTTACGGAGGGAAACTGGGCGATCTCTTACGTCGATATGAAGGCTTTCCAGGGAATGGGCGCGACACCCATGAGCCTTTTGTTGAACATATCGACGAATTCGGTACTAAACTGCCGATCGATCCTGAAAAGGACGCGCTCGACGGGTCCCATGCTAGGGCGCGTTTCTGTACGACCCGTCAGGACCCCGCGGCGGCGGCCCTCCAAGAGGAGCCAGTCGCGCGTCTGGGCCTTCGTCTGGCTGACGACGGTCCCTCGGTTGTTGTCACTGCCGAGTACCCGCGCACCGAATATGACTGGGCCACCCATGTCTATCGGACTGCTCGCGAAGAGCTCGAAGCCGGCGACACAGGTTACGTCCATTATTCGGCCGTCTGCGAAAGCGGCGGCAAGATTCGTGGCGTCACAAAGAGTGCCCCCGCCTGCTCGGTCTATGCCCGGAAATTTCAGCAGGTGCTTTTTCGTGGCATGGGGACTCTTGGTTGCTTCCCGTCCTTGACGCGGAAGATCACGGCGCTGGAGGTCTCTCACGTCGTCGGCGTTCCGACCGAGAAAACGGTTTTAGCCAGCTCCGATTTCAGGAGCGCAACCGATCTGTTGAATCCGAGTGTGACGAACCGCATGCTCGAATATCTCCTGGACGGTACAGGTTTCGACCGAGAGATCATCCTCGACGACAATGCCGATAAGGAGGTTCGTTACCAGAAGGTTCCGTCAGACTTTGACGACCAAATCGACGCTGCGGCTCTTCAGCATTGCGGTCGTCGTTATGGACTCGGCCCTTGGAAGCGTCGATATCCGACGACTTTCATCTGGGTTGGAGGGAAAGAGTACAAGCCTGAAACTTGGGAATTCTACGAGGTTCGGGCACGTAAAATCACGGGCGAAAAGACCTGTGGTCAACTTATGGGTCAGTCGACTTCTTTCCCTCTCCTTTGTCTGGTGAATCTCGGGGCCTCTCTCGCAGCGGCACGGCGCGTCGACCCCGACTACAACTGGAAACGGTACGTCGGTCTGGGTCGTCCTCCCCTTCTGATCATCAATGGCGACGACAGACTGGCTCGGAGCAGCCGGGGTATGGAGGATAATTTCTGGGAACTGGCGGAGTCAGTCGGTTTGTGTCGCTCTCCGGGGAAGAGTCATGAGAGCCGTAATTTTGCGGTGATTAATTCTCAAGACTACCACGTGAGTGCCACGGGCCACGTCCGACGAGTACAGGTGCTCAACACGAGTCTCCTGTTCGGGATCAAGAAGATCAGAGGCGATGCGTTCCGCCCCGAGATGGTGTATTCCGCCTTTGTGGAGACCGTGGACCGCCACTATGCGGACCGTGCCATAGGTAACTTCTTTTCCATGTGGAGAGAGGAGATCGATCGGGCATGTCAAGGGCGGAACCTGTTCGTCCCTGTCCGTCTAGGAGGCATGGGTCAGAACCCAGGAGACCACACAAAGTGGTTCGTCTCTGAGTATCAGAGGGAGCTTGCCGCACTGATGGCGAGCCTCCAGCCCTTCCGAGACCTCGCGTTCGGTCCCGCTCGCTGTGTTCAGTCAAGCGGTCCGGATTACGGGGTGAGCCCGTGGCAGCCGGCTGTCTCTGCGTGGGACGAGGCGTCCGTTGACGTCCAGCTCAAAAATCTGGGTCTCAAAGAAGAGGCGGCCGAATGCCGTCGTCTTGCCGCTCAGGCCCGCTTTCAGGTCAGCTGCAGCGGCACCCGCTACGAGTGTACCGAGAACAAGGACGTGCACGAGTACCGTGTATCCACATATGAATGCACTAGTGCTCCGGGCGCCCGCTGTAAAGGCTGCGGCTTCCGGCACCGGGTCTGTCAAGGACTCTCGGTGGTCGCTTGGGACGAAGTAGTCTCCTATCACGGCGAGCCGAGAACTTGTTCCCGCTACACCTTCGTCTGTTCCGTACACCGAGATCGCTCGTGTATGCGTTCAGAGGTGTTCCGCGAGTATTCGACAGGCACATTCGTGATGGGCAAAGTGTCCGTCCACCGGTCGAAATTGGTTCTCCCGATGACCGAAGAAGAGTTGCGCGCCTGTGTTTCAGGGAGCGTTTCCCCTTCGCCGCTCCGCGACGCTGCCGGAAGGCGCGATCGCCTAGTTACCACCTGGAAGGGGGCCAAACTCAAATCCCGGAACGACAGTCTGATGTACCGTTTCGCACACCTCGTGCCGCTCCCACTCGGAGAGGTATGAGGACCACAGCGCTGGGTCGAGCGCTATATAAGAGTCGGCCGGTCTAACGGACCTAATCCGTAGTCCCGAGTTGCACCGGGCCGCGCAAGCGCTACGGGGTTCGCGCCCTAACTTCCCAAAACGGTTCCCTCGGCAGGGGGGTAAAATTCCGTACTAAGGCTTCGGCCGGAATTTGTCGACAGAACGCACGGGAAGGCCTTACGGTAGGCGCGGATGAACGTTCGGCCAGGGATGGTGGATCCCGTGATATCCTTGGACCCAGTGGTCCTTTTGATATCCTTAGACCCAATTCGGTCCTCCTATGTCTCAACAAAAGAAACAGAAAAGAACTCGCAAGGCGCCGGCAACCCGAAAGGAGGTTGCGGCCGCGATGACAGGTGCCCCTGGCCCAAAATTCGAAAAGCAGACTCAGAAGTCTCAACTCGCCCCCGTGATGGAGGTCGCGAGAAACTTGAAAGTCACAAAGTCCGGAAAGACCGGCCGAAAGCCCAACGCGCGGATACTGAAGTACCTGCGCGACTTGGAGAATCCGTTTGACGCCGAGCATCCGGTTTCCCTCGTCAGTCACAATGTGGCGCCTTCGATCGGCATGCTGACGTACAAGTCGACGGCGAACATGACGACAGTCGTCGGAACCGCTTCGTCGTCCCAGGTCACCATCTTCCCGGGCCATACGGTCACGTCAGCCGCCGCGCTGGATGCCCAGTCCAACCATTCCAACCAGCAGGCTGTCCACAATGGATCGATTGTGATTAACCATCCCGTCGGTCCGTGCTCAATGGCCGGCGTTCCGGCGATCGCTGGAGCCGTCCAGGGCAGTCTGGGGATTGATGCGTCGACGTATGACACGTCTGCTGTTGGAAACCTACCGATCATATGGGACGTGAATTGCCCGTTCGCCGCTTCGGCGACGGACTCGGGCCATCTACGTTGGCAATTGGTCTGCATGGGGGTCCGCGTCACTACAGGCGGTCCTCTCGCGGAGCGATCCATTGAGGTGATCAGTGTGCAGCCGGACAATCTGGCTGCCTATGCCGCCCAGGCGGACTATTCTCGCTTTGGCACTTGGAGGCGGTCCACTCTTTCCAATATCGGCACTGAGGAGATCGTCTGGCTCCCGAAGCCCATGGATCAGGCCTATTGGCACGCAGACAGTGGCAACACCTCTTCCACGACCAATGCCGGGATCCTTATGTGGCTTCGAAACCCCAACACCACCAAGTCGCAGACGTGCTACATCAGCATTGTGGCGCACTGGATGATCGCGGGTCAGAGCGTGGAAATGCTCACCCGTCCTGACATCAACATGCCCGGCGACAACGACGTCATTGGCCCAGCCATTGTGACCGCGCGTTATCATCCTGCTTTTCGCGGGGTGCCGCCGCCTTTGGTCTCGATTGGTAAGACCATCGCTGGATATGCAGCCCCGACTACGGACGGGGACGGCGTTCCGCCTCCGCGTTCGAGTCGATCTCCGACCGATCCGATCCATTCGTCGCTCTATGAGGCGGCGTCGATGGCCGTTAAGGCCCTCGCGGTGAAGACGGCGGCTCAAATTGCGAAGGTAGTCTGATAGCGGACTGAGGTTCGCGGGGAAGCAGAAGCCCCCTCTCTATGGTGGAGAGGCCCCTACGTGGCGTATACCGGAGTGAGACTCCGGGTAGCGATCCGAGTGTGCCTTACGGCATCGGGATCGCAGGGAAGCAGATACCCCCGATCGAACAGTCGGTCGGCCCTTACGTGGTAGCGGATGACGCCCGCAATGTACAAACAGCGTTCATTCAGTTCGGCATCCGAACTGCGGGAAGCAGAAACCCCCCTGGGAACAGTCCCAGGGCCCGTACGAGGCGCGCCTAAAGAAACTGGCGCATGTCCCCAACATGGGACGACCGTAGAATCGGTCTGGCCAAGATGCCAACCAACAGGTTGTCGGCCTCCATCTCAGACCGGTGTGGACCCTTACCGAAAGGTGTACAGGGCATGCTCGATTTTAAGCTCTCGCAGGGATGCGTGAGTGGGGTCGAGTCGGTCCGGAAACAATCACCTCCCTTGAATGGGAATCTGATTTGGAACCTGTGGCTTGTGAAGTCACTGTGAGCACTTGGGTG